AAGTAGCTGTCCCCCAATAGTATAGTATATAGAATAGATTGTTTTATAGGGGTGGTGGGTTGACAAGGAGAGGAAGGTTGGTTTTGTGGGTGGGCGTATGAAAACAGAGACCCAACTTTGCAAGGAATACGGCTGGTCGAAGAAGGATATCAAGATGGCTAGGGAGGCTTCTGTGCCTAACCCTGATGGTATCGTGCTTTGGACAAAGAAGCCGTCCAAGAAGCCGAAGAAACTGTGGAGCGTGATGTGGACTGACGATGGTGAGGAGTTCTTGAAGGCTTTTATGACGGCTAAGACAGTCGTTGATATGGTTGATGAGCACATTGGGCCTAACGGCGACAAGAATGGTCGTCTTGAGGAGTTTACATGCACCACTGGAACGGCGGCTGACCTTGTTGGGCTGGAGTGGGAAGGGGTTGTGGTGAACAACAGGTTCCCGAACACTAGGCTGATTGAGGTGCATCATCCGTCTGGCATTAAGGTGCTTGCGTATTGCCGTGACTCTAGGCTTTGGAAGATTGGGGAGAAGGTTACAGTTGACAGCCAGAGGGCATCGCACATCGTCAGGAGCATTCCCAAGAAGGGGTTTAACCGATGAGCATTGCAAAGGGTCTAAAGAAGTATGAGGGCAAGCCCCTCAACAAGCCGTTCAGGACTCCTGGCGGTCCGAAGAAGTCTGCCGTGTACGTCAAGGACGGTGACAAGACAAAGATTGTGCGTTTTGGCGACCCGAACATGTCCATCAAGAAGAACATCCCTGCCAGAAGGAAGTCCTTCAGGGCACGGCACAACTGTGCAAACCCAGGCCCTAAGACAAAGGCTCGCTACTGGTCGTGCAAGGCTTGGTGACTTATGAAGAAGATGAACATCAATTCGAAACTTGCCGAATACTCGACTATCAAGCCGAAGGGAAAGGGTGCTTGCAAGAAGTGCAAGAAGGCTAAGTGTGCTTGCAAGTCGTGCTAATGGAAGAACCTGCTGTAGAGTGGCGTGACGTTCCAATCAGGCAGTTCGCTGGCTTGTATGAGGTGTCCTCTGACGGCAGAGTCAGGTCCAAGGACAGAAAGACATCGGACGGCAGGAATGTAAAGGGGAGGGAGTTGAAGAACACCAAGAACTCCGCAGGGTACAAGGTTGTCACTTTTGCAAACAACAACTTTAGGTACAGTATCGTGGTTCACAAGTTGGTTGCTATTACCTATGGGGTAATCTTTCACAACGAGCACTCGATTGACGAATTGGTTATCAACCATAAGGATGGCAACAAGTTGAACAACTGCGTGGCAAATCTTGAGGCTTGCACACAGTCTGAAAATGTTCTTCATGCATACAGGACAGGGCTGAAGCAGACGCACAGCGGTCCAAAAACAAAAACAATGTCCTACAACGGACTAAAGATTAACTATTAAAAATGGCTACAATCCAATTTAACCCAGACGAACCTGAAAACAAACCCAAGCCCGAAGAAAAAAAGGGCAAGGGGGTTATCAAGGCAATTGGAGAAAAGTACAGTGGGATTAAGGCAGGGGTTAAAGGTTTTTTTGGTGTTAAAAGCAAGGTCGAAAAGGCTCTATTGATGACGCCTAGCGAACTTAAGAAGCAACCTCCAGAAATCAGGAGAGAGGTTGAAAAAATCATTGAGGAAAGAAGAAACGCTGGTGCTAGAAGAGTTCAGCAGGGTCTTGAATCGGAAAGGGCAAGAAAAGAAAGAAACAGACCGCTTACGCCTGAAGAAAAAAAGGCTTGGAGTAGCGATGTTTCAAGAAGGGTTGCCGAAGCACAAGGTACCACACCTGAGAGAAGACAGGCACAAAGAGGTGGTTCACCAATTGAACTCAAGCCTGTTGTTGGTGAAGGCACTAGGGAGCGTGTCGCTGGTTCAAGCGTGCTGGACAAAGTTATTGGGACTAGATACAGGACTGGTATTGGTCGTATCAATGTTGGTGTAAACCCTGAGGGTGCTGGACCTGCCATGAAAGATGCTAGGGTTGTCTATGACCCTGCCACAGGAAGAATGATGGTTGGAGACCAAAAGTTGCTTGCTGAAACAATCAAGAATCGAGAGGCAGAAGCGGCGAGAAAGGCAAAACTTCTTTCTCCTCAGGCCGCACAGGCAGAGGCACAGCGTAGAATTGGCTCTATTGGTGGAAGAGTGGTCGATGCACGCAGAAGCGAGTTTGAGTTAAAAAAGGAAATGAAGATGCCTGAATATGCTGAAAGGCAAAAAGCACAGAGAGTTGTACAGTGGAACAACAGGATGCAGGCACTTGCTGGAGATGACCTTCAGCAGTCTAAACTTGCTGGAAACATCGCCGCTCAGATGTTGGACGAAGGCTTGGTTGATGACAAGGGTGCGGAGAAACTCAGGACTGACCTTGGTCGTAATCCGCAGGTCAGGAGAATCATTAAGGAACAGGCTCGCAAGTTCGGGACTCAGATGGGTCCTGGCGGTGTGATGCCAGTTACCCTTGCCCCAAATGTGAACACACAAGGAAAACCTCGTAAGACGAAATTTGTTCCCAATGCTCCGCTGACAGGAACTAACATTCCATCGTTTGCTGGCTCAACGTCTGGTCCATTTCCCGCTCCAGTGTTGACACCCTCACCTGCTACGCCTCCTTCACCTGCTACGCCTACTAGCACACGCCAGCCTGTTATTCCTATTGGACCTACTCACACACCTGCTGGTGCTAGAGGTCCGATGGCTGGATACACTCAGACTGCACCTTCTTCTTTGATTGCCCCTAACGTTGGTGCATATGACATTGACGTCACGCCTAGGGCTGGGAGAAGGGGTGTTGCTGGCAACATCTTCATGCCAACAAATGTCACGCTTTCACCTCAGGGAACAACCTCTGGATTGTCTGCCCCAGCAACCCCTACTGGCCCATACATTCCGTCATTCGAAAGGTATTCACCTCCCACGGGAGCAACTCAAGCAACTGGCCCAGCCGTTGGCGGTACTGGCGAAAGGGCCACTGGTCCGAGGGTTCCCACACCACAGAACACTGCAAACTTCCCTCCAAGAGGACCCATGCTTGGAACTGCCTTGTTCTCTACATTTGGTGGTATCAGTGCTTCGCTTAGCGATGCAATGGCACAGGAAAGCATGGCTAGGGGCAAGATGGACAGGGCACAAAGAGCCTACGAGGTTTACTCTTCGCTTCCAGAAAAGGAAAAAGCCAAGAGACAGGACCTAGTTGAACTTATCAACGAGGGTTACGCCGCCAGAGACCAAGCAGAACAGGCGTTGATAACAGCACACGAGGAAATGAACATTCCTACTGGTGGCGAAAGACGGCTAACGCCAATATTCATGCGAGATGAAGGCTATTGATTCCTATAGCCCAAAGGACCACCCAGTACTAAGGAAGCCAGATGTTAAGGCACTGGTAGAGAAACTTGGTGCAGAAAAAGCCATCGAGGTCCTCCAGTTGCGTGAGGACAAGATTCTTGCAGAGCAACTTGACCCTTATAGGCATGGGTACGAGCCTGAGCACTGGAAGTGGTCTGACGAGTTGCTGAAGGACAAACAGGAGGTTCTTGTGCTTGGCGGCAATCGTGCTGGCAAGACGGAGTGGGCGGCGAAGCGTGTCATCCAGACGCTCATCAACAAGGACAAGGCAATGGTGTGGTGTCTGCACACAACGCACCAGTCCAGCATCCAGATGCAACAGACTGTCATATGGAAATACCTTCCTCCAGAGTTAAAGGCCGCAAAGAAGACAAGGGTCACCAACATTTCATATACACAAAAAAACGGATTCTCAGAAAACTCCTTCGTTCTGCCAAACGGTTCTCAGTGCGTGTTCATGAATTACGCACAGAAAAAGGAGGTCATCGAAGGTGGTGAGTGCGACTTGATTTGGTGCGATGAACTTGTGCCGCTTGACTGGGTGGAGACCCTTAGGTACCGAGTTGTCACCAGAAGGGGCAAGTTGGTCATCACTTTTACGCCAGTCCTAGGTTACTCTCAGGTCGTCAAGGACTACGTTGCTGGTTGCAGGTTCAAAAAGGAGATGAGGGCTGAGTTGCTTGCCGAGGACTCAATCCACGTCAACGGTTGCAAGAAAGGCAACATGCCTGTGATTGGCGAATGCATTCGGAACAATGCTGGGGTCGTGTGGTTCCATTCCGTCTTCAACCCGTACAACCCGTTTGACGAGTTAAAGAAAACGCTAAAAGGCAGGAATAATCACGAAATCAAGATTCGTGCATACGGCTGGGCAGACAATACAGTTGGTTCTCAATTCCCCAAGTTTAACGAGGACGTTCACGTTATCAAAGAGTCTTCCGTTCCTGAGGATGGCACAAACTACATGGTCATTGACCCTGCTGGTGCCAGAAACTGGTTTATGCTCTGGTGTAGGGTTACCAAGGATGGTGACTTTGTAATCTACAGGGAGTGGCCCGACATGTCTCTTGGAGAGTGGGCACTGCCATCTGAAGACCCTGACGGCAAGGAGGGCATAGCCCAGAGAAACGGGGCTGGAATGGGCATAGATGGCTATAAGTCACTGATTCTCGAAAAGGAAGGTGACGAGGTTATAACAGAGCGTTACATTGACCCTAGGGCAGGTGCTACACAGGCCATTGGCAAGGAGGGCGGTACTAGCCTCATTGAGTTGCTTGAAGACGGAGACATGCCATTGTACTTCACACCAGCCGCTGGCGTTCCAATCGAACAGGGTGTCGCCATTGTTAACGACCTGTTGGACTACGACTACGGCGAACCAATCAGCACAATTAACAAACCCAAACTTTACGTTTCCGAGAACTGCAAGAATCTTATCTATTGCATGAAAGAATGGACTGGTGCAGACAAGGATAAAGGTGCTACAAAGGACCCAATTGACTGTCTTCGATACCTTATGGTCATGACTCCTGTGTATATTGACCCAAAAGCAAAGTTAGAAACAGACACTTATACTTACTAAAATGAGAAGTTACGACCCATCTAGAAACACGGCACCAGACCCCCTTGTCCATTCCAACGACAAGCCAGACATCCTTTCGCTAACTGACGAGTTGCAGAGATGTTTTTATCACGGCACTAACGCATCCGAACTGGTTGCCAATGACGACCTGCGTTTTTGCCGATGGGAAGGCCAGACGACTGACGGCAAGAAGCGTGACAACAAGAGGCGTGAAGGAATGCCAACCGCCCCGTTTGACGGAGCGTCCGATGTCAGAATCAGGCTGATTGACCGTGTCATCAACGAGCAGGTTGCGATGCTGATGAACTCTTGGAAGTCCGCAAAGATTGGTGTTAGCGGCAGGGGGATTGACGATGCACAGACAGCCGCTGGCATGGATATGCTGATGAGGCACATCGTTGGCAACAAGATGCGTAACGAGTTTAGGCGTGAGGTGGAACTTTGGACGCAGTACGGCAACCAGTATGGATGGTCAGCAATGCACATCGGCTGGGAGCAGGAGGTTGGTTTCAGGGAGCATGTCATCTCCATGAAGGACATTG